GGTAATGTAAACTTGGGTGGTTCGGGTTTCGAGTACACATATTAAATTTACTACAAGGGAAAACCCTGCGGTAGATAAAAAAGTAATTATGCCCTGATGGAATCAGAGACGGCTAGAGCAATCACGCCGACAATGAAAGCCATGACGACATAATTGAGTTCAGTTTCTTCACGGCCAATCGTTGGTTTATCTTCCTCGATTTCGAGTTCCACGACTGGCTTTTGCTGTTTGACTGGAGGATTCAGTTCCTCCAGTGGACAGTACGCTATCATTTATATATATTTAGAGATTAATTTCAGTCTTCTTCTTTCGTCTCGTCTTTTTGGGTTTAGAAGAGTTGACATTTACCTGTCGAACCTCACCACCCGTCGAGTCACCAGAAACGGAGATGATATCGGAAACATCATCGTCATCCTCTTCTTGAATGGTACCCGCCATTCCCAGATTGGTGTTCATGGGAGGTGGAGGTGGCATAGAAATCCCACCCATGAGGCTGGAAATATCAAGTCCGGGACCCTTCATCTCGTATTGGCCAGTGCCACCGACTGGTGCATCAACTGCTGGGCCATCAGTAGTTCGTGTAGTGTTCTGAACGGCGCTCATCATACTCTTGATGAGATCTGGGTTTTGCTTCATGACATCGTTCATATTGGGCATCACCGATTTGAACATAGAATTGGTAAGATGGAACATCATTGCAGAACCACCGAGCATCATAATCAGCTTGACCTCTGGAGCGATATTCACCTTGGATCGGTACTTCACGTATAGTTCTTCAAAGACACCATCATAGTCATCCACATTTTCCATGACTGATTCAGACCAGCCCTCTAACTGAACCTCAAATGGGTTATACCTCTTGTTCAGGAACTCGAGACCTGTTACACAGGCGACGAGCATTCGCCTAGAAAATCGGACAGACTGCTCAACATCTATACTGTACGTAATCCTCTTCACCTCTGAACGAAGTTCATCAACATTTGAATATGCATTCAAGCGCTTGTTCACAGCGAACCCCTTCTTCTCTAACCGACCGAGTTTGTTAATCAAATCCGCCTTCTCTTCGTCGATAGAGCCATAACCTTTTGAAGGTTGCTCATCCTGCTGACCAGAACCCATATTCATGTCATCATCAAAAAAGGTTGGTTCATCCTCGCCATAGTCAATCTCCTCGTCATCACCCGGCGGGGGAGGAGCATTTTGCTTATTGGGATTCGCGAAAGCATCCATCGCTTCTTGCTGCATCTGGGGTGCGGGTCTGGACATATGGTTCGTGGGTCGTGGAACACGCTGAGGACGAGGAGCCGATATTTCAATCTCATCCATCAGGGCCTGTTCATCTGCATCTAGTTTCATCACATTTGGGGATCCCCGATCGATTACAATTTCTTCGTCCATCTACTCTCTATATGGAAACTAAAAAAATACCTTTAACGCAGTTTAGAAAAAATATATTGGTCTATTATAAATGTTTAAGCTTAACCAGCAGAACCGCAACGCTCTCATGTCCATCGCCATTTTATTGGTGATCATTTTTGCCCTGAGTGCCAACAAGAATATCAGCAACTACCAGCCCATGCCTATTATTATCAAGACTGTGAATGAAAAGTCCATGTTTGATCTCGAGAACAAGATTGAATGTGCCCCCGGTCAAGGTAAGGAAGGAAGTGCTTACACTACAGGCCTCACCCCAGGTGGTGTTTGTGGTGCTCAACAGCTTGTCGGTGAACACGCTGGGTACGCCATCGAAGATGGAATTGGTGGATCTTTAATCTAAGCTAACTATAAATGGCGACCCCAGATCTCAACTATGAATATCACACCATCACGATTGATTCGATTGGTCAAAGTAGTGCGAACACCTTCACATGTTACCTTCAACAACCACTGAAAAATGTTGTTCAGGCTAAGTTATTGGGTGCTCGTATTCGAACAACTACCGCCACAGAACACTGTTATGTCTCGATAGATGAACTCGATTCTAATTTTTCTGATCGCGCCTCTAACACACTCAACGGTCAGGCTTCTATGAGCGTTCTTAGGGGTTCATTTGCTAGTATCGTCTCTGATTCTTCTACTGTAGTCAAATTTAAAGACGAGTATCCTATTTTCACTCAGTACATAGACCCCATTCGCCGTTTAGATCGATTCACTGTTACAATTCGTAATCAGGATGGTAACACGATCACTCGTTCGACCGCCTCGGATAAAAATATTTTAGTCCTCCTATTCATGTGTAGGAAATGTAATATGTAATTTTCTCCTTATAAAGTAAACGATGTCAGCTGGTATCACTCAACTTATTGCCGTTGGTGCCCAGGATGAATATATCATGGGTAAACCTGAGATATCGTTTTTTAGTTCAGTCTTTAAACGACACTCCAATTTTTCACAATCCATCGAAAAACAAACGATCCATGGAAGTGTGAAAAGTAATTCTATGTCAAGTGTCCAGTTCGAAAGAACTGGTGATCTTCTCAGTTATGTCTATCTGACGATGGATGACAATACACAAGCTCTCGATTCACAAAGGTGGGATAACATCATCGAGAAAGTGGAGCTTCTGATAGGGGGATCTGTGATTGACACACAAGATTCTGTATTTACCGAAAATATTGCTGTAGATACATTCGCACAAAACGTATCTAGAAGTGCCCAAGGTACACACCCGGGTATCTCCGCTAGGTCATTTTTTTACCCTCTTAGGTTTTTTTTCTGTGAAACGCCACAATCTGCCCTCCCTCTGGTAGCCCTCAATTACCATAATATAGAGCTCCGCATTTACTGGGGACCGGATGTTACTAACAAAAATATAGAACTGTTTGCGAACTACATCTATTTGGATAATGAAGAGCGTGGAAACATAGCTTCTCGTAAACATGACATGTTAATAACACAAGTTCAAAAGAACATTGGGTCTGGGACAACTCTTCAAGAACTCACATTTAACCACCCTGTAAAGTACATAGCGTCTTCTAATACCACAACAAATAGCGCCCTCACTTCACCGACGAATAGGGTGAAACTCAGTATTAACGGTATGGATGTTGGAAATTATAGGTGGGGTAAACCACATTTCATCGATGTGACACATTACTACCATACTAACTTCGTGGCCTCCCCCGATTTTTTCTTGTATCCATTTTGCCTGTCCACGAGTTCCCATCAGCCCACTGGTACGCTAAATTTTAGTCGATTGAGTTCAGCTAAACTCGTGAGTGAAACCAAGAACATCGTAGACCCCTTATATGCAGTAAACTATAATATCTTGCGCATTGAGAATGGTATGGCGGGACTTCTTTACGCAAATTAAAATACCATTCTATATTAAATGGTCAAGAATTTGCCGACCGTGGAACGTTCCACGAAAATTAGATTCGGTAAAAATTGTACCAATGACCAGGCAGAAAACACGATTGTGTTTAATGCGAGTGAAGGGGAAATTGATACACCTTTTACGGATTCTGTATACATAACACCTCTACGTTTACGTACGGATCTGTCGGATAGAAATATTAGTGTACTGGCGTACAATCAAGTGACGAAGGAAATGATGGACTCTGGTGCAGTCGCCGAAGATATTCTTAATTTTGACCTCGAAGCGGCTGTGATTAACGGGAATGTTACATCAAATATAGTTTCTTTTAATAATGCAATCACCTCCGTGACAACACTTTCGAATGTTGGCATCTCTAATAATTCACCCACGGATACACTTTCTGTTGGTTCCAAAGTATTTGTAAATCAAACCGCATCTAATACAGTGCGAATTTTAGGGAGTACATATATCCAAAATAATTTAGTAGTCGATGGAGATGCGACATTTAATGGACTCGTCACAACTTTACATTCTAATAACACTGTGATACGAGATGCGATTTTGGAAATTGGTAAAGATAACGTGGTTGGGGATGCGTCACTTGATCTTGGTTTTGTGATGACACGCCCAGGTTCAAATATAGCCGTGGGATACCTAGAAAGTTCAAATGAATTTGCTATTGGATACACACAATCGAGTGCCAATCATCATACGATTACACCTCTCACAACTCAAGATATTAACGTCCACGTGTACGGTCAAATTTTCACCGAATCCAATGTTGGTGTCATGAACACAAATCCCGTACACACTTTGGATGTAGGTTCTAATCTTTTTGTAGATGATTTCGGATCGAATATTTTGGTGGTCACCGGTAACACGAGTATTTCCGCAGATTTGACCGTTGATGGAGATACTTTATTCGTAGATTCGGGTGTTGACAAAGTGGGTATTAATACATTGACCCCATCTGCAGAACTTCATGTCGTCGGTAATGTCTATGTGACTTCTAATTTAACGGTTGACACAAATACCTTACATGTAGATGTCGAATCAAACCGAGTTGGTATAAATCAAATTAATCCTACAAAAGATCTCGATGTAAATGGAACAATCGCCGCTACTCGGCGTGTGGATAATTCTGGGTATGATCGTTTACTCATAGGTACAGATACGGGTGCTATCATTCACCCAAGTTCGAACGCACATCTCATTTCTTTGGGGTACAGAGCTGGTTATGATCGTCAACATTCTAACTCCATCGCCATTGGATACAAATCTGGTAGTGTCACACAAGCAGAGTCTTCCATAGCCATTGGTGAAAAATCTGGTGAAACTAACCAAGGGAATAGTTCTATAGCCATCGGTGAAAAGGCTGCATATGAAAATCAAGCGGCATCTTCCATCGCCATCGGTGAAAACGCCGGTGGCCAGGATCAATTGGGTAATTCGATCGCTATAGGTAAAGATGCTGGTAGTCAAAATCAGGGTCAAAAATCCATTGCCATTGGTGATGGTGCGGGTAAGTTTAATCAAGGTGAGGGTGCCATAGCTATAGGGTACTACGCGGGGTACCCGACGGGTCAAGCTGCTGGATCTGTTATCATAAACGGTGGTACAGATGCGGCGGGATTTAATAATACGACTACACAAAACGCACTTTTTATAAATCCAGTGAGGAACGTGAACAATTCGAACATTCTGATGTATAACGCAGATTCCAAAGAATTCACATATGGAACGACCATACACAATACTGTCAATGTTTCCAATAATTTTACAGTCGATACAGATACACTTTTTGTTGATTCAGTGAATGATTCCGTTGGTATTAACAATGCTTCACCGGACGCCAATCTTCATGTGGTTGGTAATGTCTATGTGAGTTCCAATCTTACCGTGGATCTAAATACTCTCCATGTAGATACAAACAAACATTTTGTTGGTATTGAAACAAATCACCCCGATGCCACTCTTCATGTTGTTGGAAATGCATACATCTTAAACGATTTAACAGTAGATATAGATACTCTACATGTTGACTCCACAAACAATTCCGTGGGTATCGAGACAAAAACACCTGACGCCAATCTTCATGTGGTTGGTAATGTCTATGTGTCGTCTAATTTAACCGTTGATACCGATACACTCCATGTGGACACGACGACACATAGTGTCGGAATTGAGACAAAGACACCCGACGCAAATCTTCACGTTGTGGGTAATACATATGTGAGTTCCAATTTAACCGTTGATACAGACACCTTACACGTGGACTCAGTGACTCATAGCGTTGGAGTTGAGACAAAAACACCTGATGCCAACCTCCATGTGGTTGGTAATGTCTATGTGTCGTCTAATTTAACCGTGGATACGGATACTTTACATGTGGATGTGGTAAACAAGTTCATAGGACTTGGAACAGTGACACCCGATGCCAATCTTCATGTGGTGGGTAATACGTATATTTCTTCAAATCTAACTGTTGATACTAATACTTTACACGTGGATGTAGGGAACAAGTCCGTAGGACTTGGAACGGTGACACCCTCGGCTGAGTTACACGTCGTAGGTAATGTGTTTGTGACCTCAAATGTATCCATCGCCGATACCACAGCCACAAGCTCAAAAACAACTGGTGCCCTTAAGGTTGGGGGTGGTTTGGGTGTCGTGGGTGATATTCACGCGACAAATACATATTTCGAAGATGTGACAGCTAATAGTATCCTAGTAACTGATTCTACCGTAACAAGCTCTAAAACCACCGGCGCTTTACGGGTTTCTGGTGGTCTAGGTGTCGTCGGAGATATTCATGCGACAAATACATATTTCGAAGATGCGACAGCTAATAGTGTCCTAGTAACTGATACCACAGTCACAAGCTCTAAAACCACTGGTGCTCTCATAGTCACAGGTGGTCTAGGTATAACCGGTGCTATACATGGAAGTGCGGTGAATTTTGAAGGTGTTGAAGCCGACAGTCTTCATGTAACCAATACAACTTCCACAACCTCTAAAACCACGGGTGCTGCGCGTCTAGCCGGTGGTTTAGGTGTTGCTGGTAACATTCACGCGACCCATGTCAATTTTGAAGATGTAGTGGCTGATAGTTTGACCGTTGAAGATACAACCTTATCAACATCCAAAACCACCGGATCGGTAATCGTCGCGGGTGGTATAGGTGTCACAGATAATGTATACGCATCTAGATTCGTTGGTGATGGTGGACTCCTTTCAAATATCGCAACAAATTTACAATCCATCTCAGAAAATGGAAATACAACTTCAAATATTATTCAATTCACTGGAACAGAAACAAGTTTTGTTTCTCACTCGAATGTTGGTATAGCCAACACACAACCTGATCATACCCTAAGCGTCGGTACAAATTTTTATGTGAATGAAGATGGTGCAAACACCGTAGTTGTAGATGGAAATGTTTCGGTAAGTTCCAATCTGACTGTGGGAAGTAACATCGCTATAGTGGGTCTCAGTGTTGATAAGTTTCCAATCGTAGGTTCTACAAAGTTCTTGGAAGATTCAATCATAACTAAAGATGGACCAGACATAATTATTTCGGGTGGTCTTCAAGTTACTGGTAATATCTTTCAAACGGGTAATGTATTTGTAGTGGATTCAAATAATACAGTCATTCAAGATCGGATATTGACCCTCGCGAATAATAACACACAAAGTGCTCTTGATGTGGGTATCATCATGGAATATCCTGGACACAATATCGCCATAGCGCATCACGGTGATGAAGCACCCAAACGATTATCTATTGGTTATACTCTAAATAAACATACAGATACTCAAATTGATGGAGATAGTAATAACGTAACCCTAGATGTTTTGGGTAATCTCCAAGTTCAAAATAACTTTACAGTAGATACGACTACTTTCCATGTGGACACTGTTACTGAGAGGGTTGGTATCCTCACTGCGACCCCAGCGTATACCCTAGATGTTCATGGAAACTCGAATGTGGCTGTCGCCCGTTCCAAGTCTTCAGTGGTCACGGATGGTACAGATTCGGCGAGTAAAATAACCGGTGCGGTTACCATCATAGGTGGCCTAGGTGTGGGTAAAAATATTCACGCGACAGATGTCAATTTTGAGAATGCGACACTCGATAGCGCAACCATTCAGAACGTCACATCCACTACGAATAAGACTTCAGGTGCGCTCATAGTAGGTGGAGGTATAGGTGTTTCAGGTAACATTCACGCGTCAAATGTAAACTTTGAAGATGCTGAAATAGATAGCCTAACCGTTACGGATACAACCCCCACAAACTCTAAAACTTCGGGTGCAGTCCAAATTGCGGGTGGCCTAGGTGTCGTGGGTGCTATACACGGAAGCGTGGTAAACTTTGAGGGTGCCGAAGTAGATAACCTCACTGTGACTGATACAACCGCAGCAACTTCCAATACGAACGGTGCAGTCACTATAGCGGGTGGTCTCGGTGTCATAAAAGATATTTACGCGGCACAGTACCACGGTGACGGTAGTCAACTCACAGGACTCGTGACGACTCTCGAAGATGTGGCAAATAACGGAAATACCATGTCTAACGTCATTCAATTTAATAATAATCAAAGTCTTTACGATACGAGTTTTGTGACCACGGGTAAAGTTGGTATTAAAACAGCGACCCCGGTATATGATCTTGAAGTGACTGGTAATTCATACATTTCCTCAAATGTCACTGTAGATACAAATACTTTCCATGTAGATGCTGTAAACAACAAGGTTGGTGTTGGTACAACCACACCAGAAAAAACCCTTCATGTCCAAGGTGATATTAAGTTTAATGGAACTTTGTTTGACACCAACGGGGAATTCGTGACTTCTCCTTGGGTCACTACAGGCTCAGACATTTACTATAACGTGGGGAACGTGGGTTTTGGGACAAACGCCAACGTGGATGCCAATGTCCATGTCAATGGGAATGTGTATGTGACCTCAAACATACATGTGGGTCCCGACGCAAATCAAACATCATTTCTCGGCCGCGCCGCTATAGGATATAACGGAACAGATGATGATCACGCAACATTTGCGCATTTCGATCACAATAGCGCTACCAATTTCGCGCTTAAACAGACAGCCACTGGGCCAACACATCTCAATACACCAGCTTCTCAACACATCCGTTTTTCAGTCGCTGGTACTGAGAGGGCGCGTCTAACAGGTGGGGGTGACCTA